TGGTCCCCAGCTGCGACACCTTCTCCGTGAAGATCACCGGGCGGCCGAGGATGGTCATGGGCGGGGTGTCGGCGCCAGCGTTGTTGCCGTAGCCGCCGATCCACACCGGCCCGCCGCCCGTGCCCACCGACAGCGCCATCGTGGCCAGCTGCGGGAACGTGTCGATAGCGCAGATCCACACCGCGTTCTTGAGCGACGTGGGCAGCATCCGGGCGTACATCGCGACGATGTTTTCCCACACGATGGTGGCCGCGGGCTGCCCGGACACCTTGGTCACCTGCACCGAGGCCGGGCTGTTGATGAAGCCCTCCGGGGTGCCGGCGCCCGTCTCGGTCATGAACGCCACGTCCTCGGCCCACGCCAGGCCGGCGGGGATCCGGGTGTCGAACCATCCCGAGAACGCCGGGGCGTCGTTCAGCAGTTCGTTCGGGACCTTGAAGAACCCGGTGAGCTTCTTGGCGTCGAGCGTGACCTTGCCGAAGGTCGCGGTGGACTCCGTCAGGCTCGAAGCTTCCTCGGTCCAGTAGAACGTGACGCCGCCGAACAGGCTGGACACGTGGCTGGTGTCATCCACGGTCGGGATGGGCACGCGCAGGGTGGACATCGGGATCACGGTGGCGCGCGACCTGACGATGGAGTCCTCAAGCGCCAGCTGCAGCAGTTCCGACCGCATGATCTCGGGGATCAGGAAGCCACCCGAGCCGGGGTCCTCCGAGCCGAAGCTGTTGCGGAACGACCGGACCACTTCGAGCTTGTGGAGCAGGTCCACGCGGTTCTTCTGGGTGCCCGGGACGGCCTCGGCCCGGATCGCCTGGCAGTACTCGCCGATGGAGCCGAAGCGGTCCTCCGCGTCGGGATAGGCGCGCTCGAACTCGGCGCCGATGGCCATCTTGTTGTAGACCGTGCCGCGCCCGTGCGAGACGGCAGCGGTGCCGTTCAGGGTGAGCCGCGGCTTGCCCTCGCGGAAGTCCACGGTGGTGCCGAGCGCCACCGGGGACTTCCGGCCGGCGCCGTTGTCGCGGACCATGTCGAACAGGACCCTCTGCACCTGGTCCTTGATGTCCGTGGCCGTGTCGGGGTTCTTCTTGACGAAGTTCTCCGAGTACTGGGTGAAAAACTCCTTGGTGGCCGTCGGGTCGCCGAAGACTGCTTTCATCTGCGCGGCGTCGTTCAGCAGCGCCTGCAGCCCATCGGCGTCGGTGGGGATCTTGACCGGCATTACTTCACTCCATTCAGGCTGTTGTGCATGCTGCGGAACGCTTCCGCAAGGTCGTCGGGGTCGTAGTCGGGGTTGATGGCCTTCATGAGGGTTTGCAGCTTCGACTTCGCCGCTGCCTCATTGGTGAGGCCATCGGTTGCTGTCAGCCGGGACAGCCCGGCTTTCACGCCTGCCGCGTTCGGCGGGCTGCTCGGGGTGTACCTGTAGGGCAGCGCCCATGCGGCCTGGGTGGCCGGGTCGCCGTCGCGCTTGCCCGCGCAGATGGCGGCGTAGAACGCTGCCGGGTCGGCTGATGCGGCGCCGTTGTGCCATGCCTTCGACGCGTTCCACGGCGTGTTATCGACGGAGTCGCCGAAGCGGATCGCAGGCTCGGCTGCGGCTGCGATCGGCTCGGCCGGGTCCTGCGCCGGGGGGGTCACGGTGACGTTGTGCGCCTCGGCGAGTGCGGCCACGGCGGCCTGCGCGCTGGCTAGCTGCGCGGTGGCCTTCGCCATGTCTGCGGCGTGCTCGGCGGCCCGCAGGGTGCGCCCGGCCTGGGTGGCGTTCGTCAGGCCATCGGTGGCGGGCAGCCGTTCGAGTGCCGCGCGGACGCCTTCGACGTTCGCCGGCCCGCCGGGCTTGTACCTGTAGGGCAGCGCCCACGATGACTGGCTGCCGGGGTCGCCGCCGCGGGTGCCCGCGCAGATCCCCGCGTAGTAGGCCGCGGGGTCGCCCGAGAGTGCGGCGTTGTGCCATGCCTGCGCCGGGTTCCACGGCGAGTAGTCCAGATCCAGGTGGTCCTCGGCGGCGCTGGCGTGGCCGTGAGAGTGCGCGGCGTCGCCGTCGTGCGTATGGGAGTGATCGTGCGTGGTGTCGCCGCCCTGGCTGCCGTACGCGGGGTGCGGGTGGCTGTGGGTGCCGGACATCGAGCCGTGCGGCTGCGCGGCGTCACGGAGCGCCGACACGAGGAAGTTGGTTAGCTCGCTGGCGTCGTCCAGGTCCTCCCCGGCGTCCTGCCCGGAGTCGCTGCCAGAGCTCGAACCGGCCTTGAGCGGCTTCCCGGGGACTGGCTTTAGCTGGGTGCCGTCGGCTGCCCAGTGGGAATGGTCGGTGTCTCCCTCGGGCGTGGAGTCGTCGTCGCCGTCGCCGTCGGGATCCCACGCCACGGACTGGGTGCCGTCATCGGCGGTGGACACGTCGGCCGTGATGACGCCCGGGGCGGCGTTGGTGATGCCCGGGGCGGCGTGGTTGGTCACGCCGACGATGGAGTCAGCGAGTCCGGCGGCCACCGCGGCCTCGGCGGTGTACCACGTTTCGCTTTGCATGGCCGCGCGCCATTCGGCCTGCGGCTTCCCGGTGCGGGCGGCGTAAACGCTGGCGATGGTGTCGCTGGCGGCGTTCAGCTGCTCCACCATCCTGGTCAGTTCGGCGGCGTTCCCGGCGGCCATCGCGAACCCGTCGTGAATCATCAGCTTGGCCGTCGGCTCCATCAGCAGCCGCCCGGGTGCGGCGGCCATGGCGATCACCGAGCCGATGCTGGCCGCGAGCGCGTCGATGACGATGGTGGGGTTCCGCTTGCGGAGCGCGTTGTAGATCGCGATGCCGTCGAACACTTCCCCGCCGGGGGTGTTCAGGTGAACCTCAAGGTCGCCCTTGACCGCGTCCAGTTCTGCGATGAACGCGCCGGCGGACACGCCCCACATGCCGATCTCGTCATAGATATGCACCTGAGACGGGCCCGTGGCCTTCGCCTCGATGCGGAACCAGTCGGTCTTGCCGTCGGTGCGCTGCAAACCGAACACCGAACTGGCCGAAGGGAAGACTTTAGGCACTGCAAACCTCCATCGGTTCGGTGCGGAGCAGGTGCCGCAGCCGGGCGCCCATGTCCGGGCCGGCGGGGCCGAGCGCGCAGCGGCAGTGCGGATGGGCTTGCGGCCCGGTGTCGCCGGACGGGTATTCCTGGCCGATCGGGACCGGGCTTGCGGCGGCGTTGACGATGCACACCGGGCACGCGCTGCCGTCCTCGATGAGCCACGCCCCGGACTTGATCCCGCGCTTGGCGTAGAGCGCCTTAGCGCCCTTCGTGACTGCCCGGGTGATGAGGTCCACGGCGATGGACTTGGCCTTGCCCACGGCGCGCAGGGCGGTTCTGATGGCCGTCCCTAGCGCAGCGGCGGCCAGGCCCCCGGCGGCACCTGCCACTAGCTCGGCGCCGACAGTCGCGGTGAAAGCTGCGGCAGCAGTAGCAGCGGCAGCATCGGATGCGGCGGCAGCGGTTGCCAGCGCGGCTGCCACGCCGAGCGCCTCGGCCCGTTCCTGCGCGGCATCGGCGTCGCCTGGCTGCCAGGTGCCGGTGTCGGCTGCGGTGCCGTCGGCCATCGCGTCACCGGAGACAGCGCCGATGAGGAAGCCGTCGGTGATCAGTCCGGGCATCAGCGTCTCAACGGCGGCCAGCAGCGTGAAGCCCTGCGCGGTGAGCCATGTCACGGCAGCGGCGGCGTCCTGGTCGCCGTCCGGGTGCGCGGCCAGGTACGCGGCGGCCAGTTTCTGCGCCTGCGCCACGGTCACGGCAGCGGCCACGGCAGCGGCCAGGCCCTCGGCCCAGTGCCCGGCGGCCTTGATGTCCAGGTCCCAGCCCGGCCAGGTCTGCGCGGCTGCGGCCATCGGACGGCGGTGGCCGAGCACGGTAAGCGCCGATGCGTAGATGGTCGGCATCAGCCACCTGCCAGTGTCTTGTGGCCGTTGCTGGCGGTGGTGCGGTCCCAGTGTGCGCGGATGAGCGTGATCAGTTCGTTGTTCAGGTCGCCATCGGTGTCGCCGGGTGCGGCGTCCGGTGCGGCCGGCTTTCCCCCGGGTGCCGGTGCGCCTGGCGCTGCTGGCGCTGCCGGAACCCACCCGGGGGGTGCCACCGGCATCTGGGTGGCTTTCTCCACGACCTTCATGTCCGGCAGGCCGACTACTTCGAGCACGTCGGCGGGGTCGAACCCGGCGTCGATGAGGGTGTTCGCCGCCGTGGCCTTCGCTACTAGCTCGCCGTTGTCTTCCTCGCGGTTGTCCGGTGACGGGTCCTCATAGTCGAACTCGACATTGCCCGGCCCGAACATCGGCAGCAGCTTGCAGTTCAGGGTGTCCTTGCGCCGCTCAAGCCTCGGGATGGTCTGCCAGCTGACGAACACTTCCTCTGCCGTCTGCGCGTTCGCCCTGTTCACGTCGTCCGTGGTCCCGAGCATCGCCTTGTGCATCCGCCACGCTTCGCGCAGTTCATCGCGGTTTGTCTGCCGCAGGTTCGAGTACTCCATGTCCTTGTTCGTGGGGGCATCGCCCGCCCACGTGGCGCCGTTCTCAAGGACACCGACCCGGCCGGCGCGCGCTACGCCCTGATGCGACTCGCGCCACCGTGCGACCAGCTCATCGAACTCGCCCTCAGATAGCCGCTTGTCCACCTGGATGATGCCGCCGGGCGTGGCGCCGTTCTGGAACAGGTTCCGCTGGTACTCGGTGGCATACCGCTGCTGCTGGATGTTCGGCAGGATGCTGGCCACCGGCCCGGCGCCCCGGTACGGATCCAGCGGGTCCGGGAGCTTTTCCAGGATCACTTCATCGAGCTT